TTGATGCTCCGCTACGGCTTTCTCAATCTCGCCAATGATTACTCCAGCGACATCAACTGCGTTCGCATTAGCCTTGCCAGATGAGCGATGAATAATGCTGACCTTATATCCGTCTGCCTTTGCAATTACGAATTCATCTCCGCCATCGGATGCAATATCCACTCCGAGGCGAATAGTTGCGGATTCAAGATAATCTTCGTTCTGGGTTGCCTGTTCTGCCCAATGGTAGGGAATGACCTTTCCTGTTCCCGTTTGTGGGAATCGTGCATTTACACGGGCTTCAACGAATGGAGAATCTTCTCCGAATTCGCTGATTACATCATCAACCCAACTCTGGTCTACTAGATGCGTAGCGACTGCGTGAGCCTCTACATGGGGTGGACAACTACGGCATTGACCAGTTTCCTCACCCGTGAAGTTAGGGGTGTCATACGCCCCGATAGGGATGTTTTCATAGATAGGCGAATTGCAAATTCTTTCAAACCATGTCTGCTCTTGGTCTGTCGGTGGATTACCCAATACTAGGAGGCGTGTGTGTCCACCCGTCATAAGCGCTTCAAGGGCTGAGCCAATCTTGTCTGAGATACCTCCAGCCTCATCAACTACTACGAGCAGATGCGGTGCGTGGATACCCTGAACTGCCGCTTCGTTGTTATCTGCTGGTCGGAAACCATAGGCAACTACTGTGTCATCCATCTTCCATTCAGTCGTGAGGATTTCCCCAGGAAGTTGATTAGCAATATGAACTCGGCGGATATTCGCCCACATAATGTTTCGAACCTGTTTGAATGTTGATGCTGTCGTGATAGCCATAGCGGTGCCAGGCGGGTGAACTGAAATCCACCATGCAACGGCTCTCGCCGCTAAGTGAGATTTCCCAGGCGCGTGACAAGCGGGAACTGTTGTTCTCTTATTGTGAATGATTGATTCGAGAATCTCGCGCTGTTTAGACCAGAGAGTTTCCCCTAGCCCTTCTTCAATAAATCCAATCGGGTCATTCTCATATCTTGCCCATGGGTTTTCTATCTCAGCATCAAGGATTACGCCTAGCGCATTTTTCTCATCATCGGTGAGCGAGAGATAAATCTTTGTTCTCTCCTCTGGCGTGGCATTGAGAACGAGGTCTACTAGCCGTTCAGCCATTTTTACCTCTTTCGAATCGCTAAGACCTTTGCAATCTTATCTTCTAAATCGCCCATTTCAACCTGTACTTTAATTGCTTCACCGTTGGTTCCGCCAATTTCAAATCTATCTGTCTTGCCGAACTCCTCTGGTACTTGGCGCTCTAACCACCATGCGGCCGCTCTCCAGTCACCTTCGTTACCACTCTTGGCGATAACTGCAACTTTTTTAGTAATTGCCTCTGCTCTCGCCTGTTCAACTCGCTGTAAAAATTGTAGAAATATAACTTCGGTGGGATTATCTTTTGCGTTTGGCATTAGCGCTTGGCGTTCTCTTTCAGCCATTCCTCTAGCCATCCAGTTATAGAAAGTCTTTTCGGCTATCCCATATGCGGTAACTGCCTTACGAATAGGCGTACCGATACGAATGTAATCAAGGAGAGTTTGCTCTTTAATCTCCTCAAGAAGCGCTGTAGGGCGACCCGCTGATTTTTTGGCTGGGGTCTTTGTTTCTTTCTTAACTACCGCTGTTGCCATTAGATTATTCTACCTCCGTTGTACAAGCATCTAATGGTATACGCAATAACTCAGCAATGTCAGTCCAGCCGTATATTGTGTTAGCCCAAGTATTCAAATCCTCGGTGTGAACTCGCATCGAATGAGTGCCTACTCGAATGTTTGTTCGACCAATTGGGTTATGCCCAGGCTTGGTCTTTCCCCCTGAAAGAATCTCGGCAACTTCCTCCCTTGAGAATCCCGTTCCCTTGGTACTTGTACTGGTCAGTAACTTATTTAGGTCGCCAGAGTCATAGGTCGCTAAGTCTGAAGTACGGTTATCCACGATAAGGATTTTGATTTCCTCTACATCATCAACATCAATCCAATGAACGGCTATTTTTTCCCAACCAAGTTGAACTGCCGCTTGCAAGGTGTGATTACCTGATACGCAATGCTTCGTAGGGCGATTGACCACGATAGGTCGGTACTGCCCCATGGTTGAGAGCGATTCAATGATTGCTCCAATATCACCCTCACGCGGATTTAAGGGGTGAGGCTGGATTTCATGCACCGATACGGTTTCAACATCCTCGGGTGAACTCTCTGAGCGCTCCTCAATCCGTTCTGGCTTTTCCATGATTCGCTCTGGGAATCCTAGGCGCTGTTTAATCCCAGCGTTCGCCTTACTCTTGGTTTTACCAAACTCCTCGTAAAGTTGTTCTTTCCACGCATCGTAGGCATCTTGCTCAACTGAAAATTTCCACGCCGCTATCTTTACCTCGGGGTCATCCTTAAGGTTGCCAGAGGTTCCCAAAGGTTCCTTTTGGTCACCTGATATGAGACGGTCAAGCGTATCTACCTCGGACTGTGTGAATCCCGTGCCATCCAACTCAGGAAGCGCTTGAAGAAGGCTTTTGAGAAGTGGCTCGTTGTATGAAGCAAGGTCGGTCAATCGGTTATCGGCTAAAACAATCTTCTTGGCTGTGTCCTCATCTACATCAACGAGAACTGCCTTTATCTTTTTCCAACCAAGTTTCTTAGCCGCTTTAAGAGTGTGATTACCTGCGAGAACAAACTTGGTACTTGCTTGAACCACGATAGGGCGATACTGACCATGAGCAGTAAGCGATAGCGCAATGGCATCTATGTCTCCTCGTCTCGGATTAGTAGGGTAGGCGGTAAGCGAACTGATAGTTACGCTTTGAATGTTTCCAGTCTGGATATTGGCTTTCACTTAACGAACAACCAAGCCTCAAAGTTATAGAATTTCCAGAACATCGTGCCAACTGTGAAGCCAGCGTTCTCAGCCATAATTAAGTTACGGGTTGAGGTGTTGGTCTGCATGATAGGGCGAAGGTCTCGCTCTTTCTTCATAATCTCCGAAGCGCTGAAGTGAAGGCGCTTGAAGTCGTAGTAGGCAGAATTCATAACACGCTCAAGTTCGCCTGACTCCTCATGCACCTTCTCAGCCCAGATAAACGCTCCGCCTTCAGCCAACTCATCGTAGACAAGGCTCAAGATATTAGGGCGGTCAGCCAATGGGAGGAACTGAAGTGTAAATAGGGAGAGGACAAAGGAAGGTGTAGCACCAAGACCACGCAGATTCTTAAATGCTCTTAAGTCTTTACGGACAAACTCAACATTGTCATGGCTATCTGGGAGAAGGTTGTCAGAAATATCAATTCCGAGTTTTGCTCCCTCAAAAGGAATGGACTCAAGAAGTTTGCCTGTTGAGCATCCTAAATCAACTATGCTGAAATCTTCCTTAGCGTAGAAGGTAGCCAAGTCTCGAACTGAATCATTCAACAGATGGTAATTTGGGATGGACTTAGCAATATGGTCATCAAAGTCTGTAATCGTGTCAAATGAAAATGGCTCAGTAGAACTCATGTAATTTTCTCCCCATTGCTTCAACTACTGGAATCGTGATTGTGCGCCCACATCTTTCGTAGCGCTGTGTGTCTGGAACTCTTGACCCATCTGCATAGAACTCTGTCCATCCATCGGGTAAACCTTGCAAGCGCTCGCACTCAAGCGGTGTGAGTTTGCGGATTCCAAAATCCTCCTCGTTACCAATTTGAACTCCGTGTCTATCTTGCGCTGTGATTGTGTACATAGGGTCGCCATCATCTTTAATCATTCGACCATTTGGACTCTTATTAACTCGGGCAACATCTAATACAGGGCGAACAAAAGGAACATTCCCACCGCCTGTACCCATCTGGGCTAGGAGAGTTGGAACTATGCCTTCATCGTAAGTACGCATTGCCTTATCTCTACGGCTCCAAGTCTCAACTACATAAGGGCGAGAGTTCCCGCCTTTGTAATAGTGAGCATCTATGGTTGGAGAAATGTCGGAGAAAAGCCCCTGCCTTCCTTTTTGTTGGCGGATGTTCGTCTCATTATCTCCGCTACCTGTTTTTCCGATAGGGAATACTTTGGGTCTGGCGTAACTTCTAAGATTTGCGATAAGGAATACCCGCTCTCGGTGCTGTGGGATGCCGAAGTTTTGGCTGTAAAGCAACTCCCATTGGCAGTCATACCCCATCTCATCCAAGACTGCCAAGATAATTCCGAAGGTTCTTCCTTTGTCGTGGTTGAGGAGTCCTTTGACATTCTCAAATAAAATGTACGGTATTCCTTTATCCCGAGCGAGCCTAAACATTTCAAAAGCGAGTGTGCCTCTAGTGTCCTCCAAAGAGAACCCTGTTCTGTTTCCCGCAGTTGAAAAAGTTGCACAAGGAAATCCTCCAACGAGGAGGTCGGCATCTGGAAGGTCTCCAGCGGAAACATCTCTAATGTCTCTGCCGTCTGGTTTGTCTCCGAAGTTTCTCTCATAAATACTCCTAGGTTTATCTAGCCATTCATTTGCCCACACACATTCGTGACCTGTGTTTTCAAGTCCGAGACGGAAAGCACCGATACCTGCAAATAATTCAATGAACTTCATTACTCTTTACCTAACTCTCTCTAAGTAAAGGCTTACAGCGCTGGTTTTGCTGGGCGACCTCTACGGCGTACTAAGTTTCCTGATTCGTCATAAACTGGCTCTCGGTCAATATCGTTACGAATGATTTTGTAAATCAACTGCTCGGATACTCCCATTGCTTCAGCAATCTCGCGGTATGTAATTCTTTGCTTACGAAGGCGAAGAATCAACTGCTTACGGCGCTTGCCTAAGTCAGAGATTTGAGACTGATGTTCACGCATGGCATCTGTAATCATCTTAACTTCTTCTAAACCCTTGCCATCCAACTGCTCTGCGTTTAGCGTTGTATTCATCGTGTCTCTCCTTCGTAGAACTGTGTCCAGTCAATATCGTTTGATGGGTGGAACAAACTGCGGTGCTTCTTAATTGCTTCTAAATCCATATTCATTCTCGACTTTTGGTAAGCGAGAGCGAGCGCGATGAAGAAGGGTGCGAATAACACTACAGTAGTAAACAATCCCACCGTAGTCAAAATTAAATCCCAATTCATTTGAATCTCTCTTTCTTTGCCCCTCTAATGTATAAAACTAAAGAATTTCTATCGTTCTGCGGTGGAAGAAATATCAGAGACTTCATAAACTTAGATGAGTCATCTGGTAGAACTCCAGCATCAACAATTCCATCAATCGCCGCTTTGACTGCTGGATTACAAGCGCCTACATCCTGTAAGCGACCTCCCTTTTGATGAGGTTCCACGGTAACTGAAATCCATTCCATCTCTGGAATCTTTTCAGACTTTGCCAAGACATGAAATGCTGAGCGCCAAGTCTTGACCAACTCAGCCCGTTCCCATCTATTGCCAGCGCGTTCGCCGTTTGTTGTCCAAGGGCGTTGCGCCAACTCAAGTCGGTAGACGAGTTGTTCGTGTTCATCAATCCTGCATAAGCAATCCATGTCTTAAAGATAAGGGTCACCTGAACTCCTGTCGAATTCCCATTTCTCGCCATCATTGAAGATTTTCCATGCTTTTCCGTTGTCATCAATAAATGGAATTTCTTCAGCCGATTCGACTTTAGTGAGAAGAAATCCTCGTTCCCTAGCCTTGTCTCGGTAAGACTCAACCCATCCATGACACCCAGTAACTCCAGAGCCACAAAGAAGAATCAAATTTGCTGGCAGATGTAAGTCTCCATTTCGTGAGCCACCCATCCCCCGAGGAACTCGGTGATGAACTGACCAACCAAAAGTATCGGCTTGACCACCACATTTTTCGCATTTGTAGTTGGCTCTGTAGAAAACCGTAAAACGGACTTCATCCCCTACTTTGAGTTTAGGTTTAGCCATTGGAGTCTCGCGTTCGCCAAAGATTCTGTGCAACCAGAGCAGATGTATTCGCTCGTCTGTAGCGCCGTAATCGTAGCCATTCTGCAAATCGGAATATCTTCATAGGTCAGATGCCACCTCTCCGCCACCATCTGCCATATCAGCATTTGATTTGCCTTTCGCTAATGTTTCCCGAATCTGAGATAGATAAAAATTCACCTGCTCTGGTGTTGCCGCTTTTGTCCGAGTATCTTCCAACTCCAACATATAGCGCTGGGTTGCTTCTCGGTCTCGTTCATTTTGTCGCTGTCGCACCCATTCTTTGTTGAAATATACGGGAGCAATAACCTTTTCGTCATTCATGTAATGGATGGACACAAAATACTTTGCGAACTCAAAAGTCATATCAGGCAACAAGGCGGAATCCCACGCCAGGATTTTTCCCTCATCGGCTTGAAGGCGACCATCAAAGAGACAGGCGTAGGCAAAGAGTTGAGCAACCTCAGAACGGTTCATTCTCTAACTCCCTTCCTTCTTCAGCAATAAACTTTTCAGCAATCTCTAGCGCTCGCATAACTGAAGTTTCGGTACGAGTCATCGTGCCACCGCGACTAGGCAGAGGCGCATCAGTCCAGCGCTCTTGATTCAGCCAAGTAGATGCGTGAGCGGTGAACTCAGCCTGACGATTAGGGTCACTAGCAAATCTCTTTGCGCCCTCAATAATCAACTCAACCGAGACTTTTTTGCAAGCCTTTATGAAGGCTGTTCTTGCCGCGCCTTTTGCTTCTTTCCTTGGATAGATAGCCCAGAATAAATTGAAGTCCGAATCCGAAGGATTCGTGTGTATATCTATATTGGGTATGGGTATGGGTATGGGATGGGTATGGGGCTGTTGAACTTCGCCCGAAGTTACGCCATCTGTTCGCCGTAACGACCTAGCCTTTTGCATACGCTCTGCCGCTTTTTTGCGCTCAGTCTCTACTTTTTCTTTTGTAAATTGATATTCGTCATACCCCAAAATCTTAATATCTTCTCCACAAATTTCCCACAAATTTGCATCAATTAAGGATGAGATATGACGAGAATTCGACAGTTTTTTGACCGTGTTTATAGGAATTATGCCATCGGTCAGATAGGCGTTGGAATAGCAAAGGGCTGTGATGTACAGACGAAAGGCTCCGTCACTCAATCCAATAATCTTTGGATGGTTTGGAAACCCATCATCAATCCTTACCCAAGTCATTCTCTCTCCCTCTACTTTAGAAGTGGTGTCCACAATTAGGACATGATTTCTTCTGCTGGCGTATTTCAATTTTTCGATTATCTACGAACTCGGGTAACACATAGACCTTGCAACGGTTACGAGTATCTTTCAATCTCGCAATTCGCTCAGTCAGATGGAGAACGGACAATACACCCGATGCTGACCCATGGTGAAGTCCAAGGGCTTCAGCCAACTCTTTCCAAGTGGCTCCATGCTTACCGCGACTGGCTAGGTAGGTAAGCGCCGCTAATTGGCGCTTACCTGTAGTTCCATCTGCATCTTGAGTTCTTGCTCTTTCCTCAGATGAATCCGAACCTGACCAACCCGATGTTCCGTTATACGGTGCTTCAGGAAACGCTAACTGTGTCATTGCTTGACTCCTTAGTGGTTGAAGTTTCAACTACTGGGGAAGTGCCAACACGGGTCTGAGCCTCCTTGAATGAAATTCGTAATGTCTCAAGGATTGATGGCTCAATCGCATCTTTGTACTTTGTAATGTAAGCGCCTAACTTTGCAAGGTTCTCAAGGTCAGATGCTTCAGAGATAGCCTTGGCGAGCGCCTTGGTATCTACTACGACCTTTTCTGAACGCTCGTAACTTTGGCTGTCTGGGTCTGGCTCGTCAGTTGGTAGCGATAGTGTTTGGAGGAGCGCTGTTCGAAAGGCTACAGACATCGCCTTAGCGGTTGCCTTGTCTCCTGAATCCATTGCCTCACCTACCACCGTGGCTTTGATTGCATCTCCACCTGCGCCAATAAATGTGTAAGTCACTTTGACTTTGACATGACCCATGACTGTACGGTTCTTGCCGATTTCAACTGAGTGATATTCATAATCCTCAACTGAAGGCACAACGATTACGCCATGCTTTTGAAGTGCAGGTGATACTGCATTTACAACTGCATCAATTCCACGGAAGTTAAATCCTTGGGATGCGTTGCGGTCATTCTTCTTGACTGCGCCAACTTCCTTCATCACTTCATTAAGTGCTTGAGCAATTGGCAATACTTTAGTTTCTGACATTTGCTTCTCTCTCTACTCGGTTACGAACTTGACTGAAGTTTCGGCTGGAACAACCTTGACCTCTGGGATAATTTCTCCTTGGGTTGAAATTACCACACCTTCTTCAGTAATCAAAGCCTTTAATGCAGTTTTGTCTACATCGGTTTTGATTCTTAGAAGTGTTGGGTCATTGACCTTTGCCCATTCGATAAATTTAGATTCATCGTTGAACTCAATGTGTGGCTGACCAGCCGTAGTCTTGAGTGTGCCGTGGGGCAAAGTTACTGTTTTGCGACCCTCAGAGCGCTGTAGGAGCGCGTAAGGGGTTAAGACTGCCTCAAAGTACAGGGCATCTCGGTCTAGGGCTGTATTGACCGTTGAGAGCCATTCTGTAATACGAATGAACTCTGCATCATAGATAGCCTTATTCTCGGCTTGCTTACGCCGAATGACTGCTAATTTGCGAATTGCCCAATCAGCCTTTTGGTCTGTATCAACTACAAAGCCCTCATTTTCCGCTGAGATTGAAGATACAGCGGGATTGTCGAACTCATTGATTTCTGGTTGTGTTGTCATATTGCTCCTCTCATGGCGAGAGGTTACACACCCCCAGTTGGGTATGTCAAATCCTACAAGCCGATGATTTGCCCAACATAGACTGAAGCACCGACAACTGATGCGATGATTAAAGCGCCGACAGTACGAACCACCCACTCGGAGCGATTCTCCATCTTTTCAACTCGGTCAAGGATTGACTCCATTGCCTGTTGAAAGCGAGCAGAATCAGATGAGTAGACATCACGGCGAACATAAGTCTCACCAATATTGATGTTGATTTGCTTGACTTCCGTAGTGAGGTCATCAAGCCTACGCATGATTTCTCCGAGGGTTGGTTCGTGTTCTGCCATTGGGATTCCTATGCTGTGAACTTAGGGCGACCAAAGCCGACAACTGCAAGAGGCAAGCCTTTTTTAGCGCTTTTTTTGAAAGCGCGTATTTTCTTTGCAACTTGTCCACCGTTTCGTTGGTCACCTTTCTTGTCTGGACTGGTATTTCCTTCGATACAGGTAACTGTTCCGTCACCGTTATCTTTCAAAACAATTCCCACATGACTGATACGGTCCACGCCATCTGAGGGGAAATCAAAATAAACTACATCGCCAGGCTGAGGAGTTGCTGTTTCTGCATCTTGCCAAGTCTTAGCCTTCTGGAAAGCCTGAGCGCCAGCAAGCGTTGAAACCGTATTAGGAATTTTTACTCCTGCTTCATTTCCACACCACATGACAAAACTTCCGCACCATGGGAGGAAGTTAGCCTTTGTGTAAGCGCCGTACTTTGTCTCGTTATCCTTTGGACCTTCAATAGTTCCAATTTCCTTGAAAGCAATTTGCAGAAATAGTTCCGCTGAACCCTTCTCTGCCATTACTTTGCCGCCTTCTTTGCTGGAGCCTTCTTTGCAACTGCCTTCTTAGCAGGTGCCTTCTTTTCTGTAAGTTTCTTAAGTCCTTCAGATGCAACAATCTCAGCAACCTTACCGAAGGCTGGGTCTTTCTTGTTGATGTAACGAAGTGCTACTGGGAGAACTGCCGCAATTCCTGAAGCCAAGATTGCCTTACCAGTCTCTAAATCAAGGGCAAGGAGGTCTCCACCAGTTGCCATAAATGTTGCTGTCATTGCCGCTAGAAATGAGCGACCATAAGATTCAAGCATTGCTTTTTGCTGTGCGTTCATTGTGAACTCCTCTACTAGATGTGTAAATAATAACCTATCAGTTTATGAACCAAGGTAGATAAGTGATAGCGATGGCATCCACCCAATATAAGAATCGCCATCGGCTGTAACAATCAAACTAGAATTCACAGAAGCCTCGGCTCGTAACTCTATGTAGTGACCCTTAGTAAGAGTGACTGGAGGAGTTGTTATGTTTATATGAGAACCATGAGCGCGAAGTTTCTTCGTATTGCCATAAGCAATCTCTTGAGTTCCGTTGAGTAAAATTGAATTACTAAACCAATCATTATCATTACCAGAATCAGACCATTTCACCATTGCAACTGCTATGTAACGACCCGTTAATGGGGCAGTCAGACGAGTCGGGTTTGGGCTTGCATCCCAGCAATTCCAGTCATCATTTTCAACTGCGCTAAAAGAGACCAAAGTTTCGGTATTGGCTGTGATTGATTGAGCCGTTCCGCGGTAAGCCTTTGGACTCAAAGTGCGAGTAGCCCCAGCCACCATTCCAATGCCTAGCAAATCAGACCCATCATTCAAAAGCCATACTTGGTCATTAGGTTTTGGAGCATAATTACTGAGATAACGAACTGAAGGCAAGGTATATCCATCGCTCGCAATTTGAACATCCATAGTGCGGTTTGAATTGACGGTAATGACTGTTCCTTGGCGCAGTTTTAGCCCAGACTGAGGAGCCTTAATCTGATTAACGAGGTAACTAATATCCATTAAAATCTCCTACTTCGCCCGATAGCGTTCATGGTAGAGGTTGGTGCAAGAGGAATCGTAATTGCATCTAGCATCAATGTCTTATCAACTCCAGAGGCAGGGCGCACCACTTTTACCAAGTCATAGACATCGTGGGCAGGATTAACAATTTGGTCCCATGTAATTTTTTCAGATGCCCCGATAACTTTTTTTAACTCAGCGCGAGCCGCTTCGGTAGCCTCGGCAACGGTGAGGATGTTTGGAGAAGATTTGAATAGGGGAACTGAACCGTAGGTAGGCACATAAGTTGGAGCGGATGGGTTATCATCTTTAGCCTCACCAATTACGCCAATTGTCAGGTTTGTTCCTTCACCTGTATAGATGACATGGTTATAGGACTCATCTGTAGACAGAGCGCGACCTAATTGGGTCAAGACAGATTCTTCTCCATCGGTGTACTCCATTAAAGCCTTGCCTAAATCTGGGTCTGGGATTGGTCTCATTCGAGCCGTACCATTTTCATCAAAATACAAATCCATGCCAGCAGACTCAGAAATCTTCAGACATTCTTTCCATGG